TGAGCTGCGCGAGCGTTACTACCGTTATATCCAACTCCTTGGCGAGTTGCTTGAGACCATCCGAAAGTCTCCGCACCGCATCCTCTCGATTGCGGCTTCCCTCCGGTTCCTTGATGAGTTGCAGGTAATCGACAAAAATAACCTGAACGCCGCTTTGTTTGACGAGCTGCCTCGCGCTAACCTGAATGTCAACCAGCCGCATGTCTGCTCTGTCATCAATCCAAAGTGGCCACTTGTGCGAGTTGTTGATCGCATCCCTCAGCTTGATGAAGTCCATCTTCCCGATGTCTCCTCGGGCAAGTTTGAGAGAGTCGATCCGCGTCTGGCCGGATAGCGAACGGATGGCAAGCTCCTCGGCGAACATCTCAGCCGAATAGATCGCCGTGGGGATGTTGGCGGAAACGAGGTTTTCAACCAGGTTCATCAGCATCGCCGTCTTTCCGGCCCCCGGTCGAGCCGCCAGCACCCAGAGCTGTCCGCCTTGGTAGCCATTGGTAGATGCGTCAAGGCTTTCAAAGCCTGTTGAAATGCCGGGAATCTTCCCTCCTGCGACTCGGGCGTCCTCGATCATGCCTACCGTGCGGCCTAGGATCTCTCCCCATTGCCTCGACCTCGCCACCGATGCGGTCTTCAGGAGGCTTTGAATCGCGGTATCAGCGGCTTGAATGACCTGGTCAATGTCCGTGAGCTGATCGCACGCAGACGCTGCCAGCGCATGACACTCGGTCGCTAGACGCCGCCTCTTGGTTTCCTTTTCAGCGGCTCGCAGGTAGGTGGCCGTCATTTTTGGCGTAGGAACGTCGCTAAGAAGCTCCGTGACTGCTCCCGCCCCTCCTACCGCATCCAAACGCTCCGAAGCGCGCAGGCGCGAAATCAGGGCAACCAAATCCAATTCTCCAGCTTCTCGTCGGACGTTTTGCATCGCCGCCCAGATTTCACGATTGGCGGGGTGGTAGAACAAGTCGGATCCAGAAGGGTGGAGCGCGATCTTGTCTAAGCTCTCGGGCCACTGGAGGGCGCACGAGAGCAGGGCGCGCTCTGCGTCTTGATTTGAGGGTAGGCTGGTCATCGTGAGTTCCTGTAGATGTCTGCGCGTTGATCGTCGGTTAGTTCGCCCTCTTCGCAGGTCAGAGGCTCATCGTAAATGGTCGCGGCGATCTCTCGCCAATTGGCCGGGATTGGAAGCTTCTTGGGTTTTGATTCTGCGGCCTGATGTTGAATCTCTCCTTTTGGAGGGGCAAAGATGCCTTGGTAGTTCATGGCCATCGAATGCCTCACGGCTTGGTCGAGCGCCTCGTCGCTCATGCTGGCGAGCTTGGCAAGCATCTCCTTCCATCCGCTGGGCCTGTAGCTTTGGCCTTTTTCGGCTTTGTGTTTTGCCCAGAGGAGGAAGGTCTGTTTCCGATTCTCAGAAAATGAATCAGGGAAAGAAAGAGGCGACTTGTTCGCCGATGCGGCTTTGCCGCTCTTCTTTTCTTCTTTTGCCTTTGCCTCTGCTTCTGCTTTTGCTTTTGCTTCTGCTTTTGCTTCTGCTTCTGCTTTTGCTTCTGCTTTGTCGGTCTGAGGCGTTACGGTAGCGTTACTATGCGTTACGGAGGCGTTACGGTGCGTTACGGAGGCGTTACGCTCTCGGTGGCGACGTTGCCGCTCGGAATTGGCCTCCTTAGCCTCGGCCAAACTTGCCATCCTGCGGTATTTCGCGTGGTTCAAAAGCTCCCAGCCCCCGTCGATCTTGGCGATTCGACGCCCGTCATTCTCGGGAGTTCGCGAGTAAGGATCAGGCCCAAGGAACTTAGAGATGGCGATCTCGGCGTCACTGATGCTGACAGCCGCCAATCTGGCCAGACCTGGTATGGATGCCTGCACCTCGCCGTTTTGATCTGCGATTGCCAACATCGTAATCCATACGATGCGCGTCTTGTCATCCTCGGTCCAAATCGTGGACGTTATGATGGAGTTAAAAAGCTTAGTGTAATTTGGCATAACGTTACTGTAACGGTGAAGCGTTACGGACAGGCTCAACAAAATGAGATGAATCCGCAAGACGATTTATCGTGCGTTTTGCTGGCGATATTCCCTCTGATATTCTCGATTCTTCTCCGCGCAAATCTCGCATCGCGTCCGATTTGGCACGGCCAACCTGGCGCAGATCGCGCATCTACCGGCGGCGATCTGTTTGTTCTGCCAGCGTCGATTCCTGATGGTTTTTCCGTCGCTGTTCATTTCGTTATCCTTTCCATCTCCGCGTTGTGCAAATCGGCAGTCTCTTGAAAGTTTCGGTGATTCCTCACCATTTCGACGGTCCAAGGTTCCCACTCGACCGGGACGACTTCGCGGATGTGGACCTGCCTAGTGGAATCGCTCGCTTTGTCTTTAGCGTCTTGCTCAGTAGGCCAGATGAAACCCATGTAGTGATCATCGGGACCGTAAAGGTTGATCCAGCCCTCCAACCTCTTCGGTTTTGGTCGATGCTGATCAACGATTTTTCGAGTATCCGCAATCACCTCCATCTCCTCTTTGGTCAAACCTTCAGTATCATCGATGACAGCGAGGATCTCCAACAGCTTTTCTGCGGCTTCTAGTAGTTCGTTTTGTTCGTTCATATCAATCAAGTTTCAGCTTGAACATCAGCGAGTTCACGGCCTCGCGCTCAGTCTCTCCGCATTGGGTTTCCACATCACCAAAAATCTCGATTGATGCCTCCCAATACGAATCGGACATATCGAAAACGTAGAAGGTTTCGATGCCCAATCGTTTAGCGTCCTGCTTCCAGCGCGGAACTTCGTCTGCCATGTCGAGGAAATCAGAGACGCTCATTTCGCCCTCCCTTCAAATTCCACCCACTTGCACAGTTCAACGCCGATCTCCGAACTCATGCGCTCAATGCGGCCCATGATCTCGACGGCATCCTCGACGCTCATGTTTGCGGCTCGCTCATTGCCATCTTCAAATTCGGAATAAGCCTCGCGCAGATGAGTTGCGGCAGCTCCAAGCTCTTCAAGAAGGTCGAGAACCTCCAGCCGCGCCATGCAGATAACGTCTGGGGTCTTGTCGCTCATTTCGCCCTCCCCTCTTCAAACCGCGACCATTCCGCCATTACGCGAACTTCAGTCAGTTCAGCGATAGCCCGATCTTTCTCGTCCCGTTGCGCTCCCATTTCGAGGGCGAAATAGAAGGCGAGGCCGTAGCCAAGCCCGGTGACTAGGCAGAGTGTTCCGATAAAGTAGTCTTTCATATTAAAATAATTCCATTACCATTTGCGGCCTTTTGTCGCCGCTCGTTGACATTTCTAAATAACGTTGAAGTTCTTCAATTCGATGCTCCCCCCCCCGCATCCATCCGGTTCCGTCGCACGATTCCGCCCCGGCCTTGTCGGCCATCCAAAGCAGTCGCTCTGAATTGACGCGAGCTACATGAACTCGCTTAAAGTTCTGGGTCCATTCGCGGAGGTTCCGCCATTTCCATTCTGTTGTTCCCCCAACAAAAACAATGTCTGCATTTGCTGGCACATCTTCTCTTCGCATGCCGTCCTGCACGGCAAATGCTAGCGGGACATGCGGAATAATGTCCCTCACAATTGGAAACCATTCAGACCACATGTTGAGTGTTGCATCACGATCAGCGACAACATCGGGAACAACAACCCATCGAGGGCGGAAGTGCGAACGTGCCTTTTCGAGCATAGAAGTAAAAGCGGTTTCATCCCATGGAGTTCCGTTCTTCCACGCTCCAAAAGCGCCATTGTCTAGAGCATAGGGCATCCACGATGGAGCCTTGCGCCATCCGTCAGGAGAAATAAGCCATCCAAGGCGGTTTGAAAACTTTCCCGCAAGATAGCCAATCTGAATTCCCGAATTGTTCGATGGCATTACCATCATCGGATCAGATTCGTAGTTCATAATTTGGCCCCAATGAAAGTTCATGCCTTGTTTGTGTGTGGTCCTGCCAAAATTCCGTAGGTATGCATCATGATATGTCGATCTCTTTAATCTCGTATCTTCCCTTTTTGTTTTTGCGCCACCCGTGGACCAGAATGATCCATCCGGCTTTTCTAAGATGCTCTAGCGCATCCGATTCGATAATCTTATTGATTCGGCTTTTTGTGTTGCTCCAACTGGTTGATTGCACTGCTACAGTCTCTCCATCGCGGATCGCTAAGATGTCGATGATCCCAAAGAGATCGTGTCTGGTTTTTGTAAAGGAGTTCCAGCGCTCGACAACCTGGACCAACTGACAGGTCTTCCGCAGATGGGCCAGACTGCGAGCGGTGGGGGATTGTTTCATGCCTCGTCCTTTGCCGCTTGCGTTTCTTGCTCCCACGCCTCCTCAAACTGCCGCGAGAATTGAATCAGCGCATCGCGCAGCGAATCGGTAAAGGCATCGCGCTCCACGAGGATGCGGAGCGAGGCAAGGCCAGGTGACCAGCTTTGGAACCACCATGCCTCCGCTCCGGTCACGGCCATGCTGCCATGGACCTGATAAAGGTAGGTATCGGGCAGCATCCCAGCTCGACGGTATTCGATATGGGTTGATGGAACTGGCACTTTCCCCTCAAATCCAATGCTCTCGCCTTGAACAAGGCCATCTGGCGAGCAACCAAACCAGCCGTGATTGCTCTGACAAAAGCCCACCTGGACCAGCTTGTTTCCGGTAACCTTCTCAAAAGCATCAACGGCCTGCGGCTCCATCTCGGTTCCGCGCTGCATGGCCGCGTTTTCAAAGTTAGGATTCTGCCAGCATTTGGCCCGTTCGCTGATGAGCTTACAAATCGCCTTCTCTCTCGCCCCTTCCGCAACCTTGCCTTTGGCCAAGAGCCATGGTCCGAAGTTCGACGCCGTGAGGACTCCGCGCCGAAGATCATGCCACTCCTCGGAGCGTTGCTCGCAGTAATAGATTGTGCAGTCTGGAAATTCTTTCATGCTGAGGCGAGGGTTTTGGTTTTGGTTGCGAAATCCAATCGAAGCGCCCTTTCCAAGATGTCATCGTTTGGCAGGTGATTGATGCTCGGCAGGATCTCCGGTTTAGCCGGCTCGATGCGTGCCGGTATGACCTCGCGCTTCGATGCCGGAACCATTTTGCCGCGAACCATCTTCGCGTCCTTGGCCGGGATCACTCTCGCCGGAATGATCCTTTCCTCGGTCGCGTCGATGCCAGTTTGAAAATCACACTTGCCCCCAAGGCCAACGTAGAGATCGACGCGGCGCTGCATCTTGTTTCGCTGCCTTGATGTCAGATCAAAGTTCTGGATCTGATATTCGGGAAGGAGTCGCCGGATCGCCGCAAGGTTGAATCGGATGGTTGGGTTCCCACCCAAATGGTCGATGTGGTAGATTGAGACTTCTTTCATGATTCCTCCTTCATTTCTGTCGATTCTGCCTCGATGGCTGGCTGCGAAAACGAAACCTTCGCGGCCTCGTTGGCGGCTCGATTCACCTGGATATCGGCGAGCTTGTCGCCATCCTTGTCGAGCGCATCGTGGAACTCAGGCGAGAGCGTGAGCCGTTTGGAATGGCGGCGAATAACCGTCTTCTTGGCCATCTCCTCAAAATCCGTTACCCACGGGCCGGATCCGCTGGCCTTCGACCGTTTGCGAATCGCTTCGACTTCCGCCAGCGTCATCACCTCAGTGTCGATCTCGCCGTTGGACATTTTGACAATGCTGTAGACAGCTTGGAGCTTGCCTCGATCTTCCCGCCAGTTCACCGCATGGCTGATCTCGCCATTGATCCACTCAAACGAATCGCTCTCTTTGACCGTCTCGGCTTTCCAGGAGACTACCTCGCCGGATCGTTTGGCAAGCTCGACGAGTCCCTTCCAATCAACGATCAATTGGACCTCTTTGCCGTAGGGGATCAGGTGGCAGCGCCGCCCGTCAGGCTCAAGGCCCAGCGACGAGCAGTCAAGCATGGCTCGCATGAAACTCTCCTGCGAGCATTCGGCAAGCTTGGGGGAGCGAAGGAGAAGCGTGGTCGCAACGCGCAGGAACCTGTCCGGCGTCATGTGGCTAGGCAATGCGCGAGCAATCTGCGCTCTGACAGCCTCGGAATTGATAAGCCCCTTAATGGTGCGGGGCGCTTCGGTGATTTCGTTTTTCATCTGTCTCTTTTCTGTTTAGCGCGTATCAGTCGCGCCCCTGCCCGTTGTCGGGAAAAATGTCCAGAGCCAGCCCGTAAAGCTCCTCCTCGGCGGCATCGACGGCGGCGAGTCGGATGCCTAGGTTTTTGAGCATCCGCACCTGGACCGCAAGGCCGTCGTAAATGAGATGGTCGCATGATTCACGCTTGCGGCGGTGAAAGGCGCGGATCTCAGCGATGAGCTTGTCAGTCTCGCGCTCATGATTTGCGAGTAGTTGGTCGATGTTCATGGTCTGTGGATCAGGTAGTCAATGGCGTAGTCGTAGTCGCGGCGCTCAACAACGGACGGGTCGAGTTCCTCCCCTGTCTCGTTGTCGATGACTGCGACCACTTCAGATCGCTCAATCTCAAGCGTGACGCTCCTCTCGGCCTCGGGACCGTCGAGCAGGTAGCGCGAGACGACGCCGGAAACGAAATGAGAAATCATGGCCAAATCAGATCGAAAAGGGCCGGCACATTCCAGACTGCGAACACGGCAAGCGTTGTCAGCAGCTTTACGAGAAAGTCGATGGGATCAAAGTGCATTTGAAGCGATGTGAATAAGGGTTCCAGGGGCAACGTCGAAAAATGCAACAGGCTCAGTTCTGCGTTGGGCCTCGTAGCGAGCGCGAGCGCGTTCAAGGGCGTCACGCATCGCGAAATAATCGGCATCGCTTTTGGCTGCGACGCCAGCCTCGAAAGCTCGGTTGAACATGTCGGCGACCGAATCCGCCGATGAGAATGAGAGGAACTCCTCCATGCGTGCGCGGAGGTTGTCCGCTTTGCGATTTTGAAGAATGCTCATGCTTCGTCCTCCTCGGGTTGGTTGGCTGCGGAGCGGATGGCGCGGATCAGCAAGCGGCGAGCTTGTGCGGAGCGGCTCCGGTCCTGCTCTTGCGCAAGAGCGTCGAGCATCGCGCCCTCTTCGTCTGGGATTTCGATGTTTAGAATCATGCTGCTTGAATTTGAGGTTGAACGCTAAAATCTGCGATTGCGCGGCGCTGAATCTCTGCGGCTTGATCGGCAGAGATCGCAATGTGAAGGAACTCTTTCTCCTTCGGACTGACCGCATCGGGCTGGATGTTGACCAAAAACCAATCCGTTGCGCCGCGCTCAATGTAGACGCGGGTGCTTTTCGCGTTGTACTTGTAAGAGTTCGCGGACGGTCCCGCTGGGCGGAACACGACCTTCGCGCCCTTCCACTTGGCCTTGGGGATCGCGGACAGTTTGCGTTCCGCGCAGTTGATCGCTTCAAGAATCTGCTTGGCGCAGGTCACCGTAAACGATTCCGCCTTGCCGTTTACCTTAAGGAGTTCCGCGTTTATCGCGGCGTTGTTCTGAATGCTAACTTTGATTCTCATGCTCTCTTTTGTTTTCGTCGGCGGCTCATCCGCTGACGACGCCATCATAAATCCCGCCATAAAACTCGCAAGGGATTTTTTTAAGGAAAACAGAAAAAACCTTAAATCCTTTGCTCTGCTTGGATTTCGACCGCATCAAGGAGGACGCGAGCCGCCTCAATCATCTGGGCCTCGAAATCCTCCTGCGGCCAGATCCACTCGGAGCCGTCGTAGCCGTCCTGATCCGCTCCGCGATGCCCGTAGCCGCGCAGGCGCTCCGGCAGGTCGTCGGGATCCCATGGGCAATCGGTTGCAGCTCGACCAGATCGGTGAAGCTCGCAGACGAAATTGATCGGGGGGCAGCACAGGCAGATCATGCCAAGCCCTTAAAAACCACGGCTTCTATTTTCCTGACGATCTGCTCTTCCACCCAATCGGCAGTCTCGTCTGAGATGGACGCAGCGTGACGCAGCTCGGCAAGCAGGAGATGCAGCACCTCATGCACCGCTACCTGCGTCGTTTGCTCCTCCCGTTCGCACAACTCTAGATCGACTCGACAGGTCGCAGTGCAGGATGCGGGATCTGGTTCAATGCTTGCGTAGTTTCCCGCACCAGGCTCAACCGAAAAGCGAACGTCATAATGAGCAAGGCCCAAAGCCTCCTGCGCTCTGCGGAAATGTCCCTCAAACGCGCTCATCGGCCCTCCAGCATGTTGCCAAGGAGGGAGCGCCCTTCCCAGATTCCAACATTTATGTGGAGAAACTCGCCTGATTTTGCGATGACCTGGTAGCCGTAGCCGTGCGACCAGCCCGTGGGATCCGAATGCCTCCAGAGCGGTTGACGCTGGCACAAGCAGCCGGGATTCCAAGCCTTTACGAGGCCGACACCGGGAAGGACTCGCGTTGCACTGTCCTCGCGGTGAGTGTGCGCAAAGACGACGTTTCCTGCCGTCCTCGAGACGGAATCGCTCGCGGCGTTCTTGGATCCGCTCAATTCGTGGACGAAGAAGATCTTTCCCATCTTGATCCAGCCTGGTGGAAGGCCGGGAACGTGCGTTTCGGAACGCCGGTAGTAGATGATGCCGCGCTCTTTGAGCTTGAGGAGAAACTCAGGCGCGTTGAGCTGCCGAAGGAACTCAGCATCTCGCGAGTTCGACATCGTCTCGTCAATGACCCACCGCTCGACTCGGTCCTCATGGTTGCCCTCGATGTAATGGATCTGCGCGGAGGGCGCGGCCTCTTGGAGCTGGTCCAAGAACCAGTTGCCATGGGCGATGTCATCCTGATAGCTGTAGGTTGTCTGGGCGATGTAGTTGGCCGCGTGGTGCTTGGCCAAAAACCCACCACATTCCACGATGTCACCGTTGAGGATGATCTCATCCGGCGAGAGTCGGCGCACATCGCCAAGAAACGCCTCGACGGCGGGACGGTCCATCATGGAGCCATGGACATCGTTAGCGATCAGCCTGACGGTTTCGGTTTTTACCCTCGGCCTCGGCTTGTATTCGTTTTTGATCGGGAATTTGGCCGCTCGCAGCGCATTGTATTCGTCCAGCGCATCGTCTCGATCCTTTCGCAGGGCTGAAGCCTCGGCTCGGGCTTTGGCCAGTTCCGCCTGCGCCTTTACGACGCGGTTCATGGCGTCGGAGTCCGAAACCAGCTTATTGGAAAGGTCAATTTCTTCGTTCATCGCATGTAGGATTTAGCGGTTTCGGGATTCATGACGGCTTCCTCAAAATTGTCGGGACTCATTTCGACCCATTTAAGGCAATGGAGACTTTTTGCGTGACGCCTGATCGTATCCTCGGACACTCCCAGATGCTGCGCGAAGTCGGCGACTCGGTAACAGACTCCGCGCTTGATTTCATGGAGTCGTCTTCGGCAGTCTGAGCCTTGAGGTTTCTGCGGCATGACTCGCTTTTGATTTAGCTGGATGGCCTCTAGTTCGCTCTCCCTGCCTTCCTGCGGCCCTTTCATCACCTCGCCTGCCATCGACGCCCTGACCTCGGCAACCTCCGCAGATGTCACCGCAGAGAGGTTTTTCGAGATGTCGTAATTTGCCGCGTTCGGTCGTTTCGCGATAGCTGCCAGAATTCTGTCTCTTTTTGCATCGTCCATGATGTTATCGGTATCCGCCGGGGTAATCGGGAAAATCGTCATCGTCGTCGTCTTGGCTGCATTTGAGGACGAGGACAAAAGCCGCGATCATCAAAAGCGAACCGAAGATGGCGGATGGGATCATGCTTCGTTCTGAGATGTTTTGCCGTCACTGGCGACGGTTTGGAGCGCATCGCTTCCGATGTCGAATCCCTTTGGCCATCTGTAGCCAACGACTCGCGAAGTGTCGAAAGGCTTGACGTTGACCGCATCGCCTTGGTTGCCACCTAGAACCATGATGTTTCCATACTGGTCTTTGCCGGTCACGAATCCAACGTGGCCGGATCCGCTTGATTTTGAGCCGCGCCAAAAAACGACGATAGCACCAGGTATCGGGCCGCAGGGCTGGCCCCATTTTTCAAAGCTCCGCGCCATGCCGCTGCGAGTTCCGGCAATGCCGCAGTCCTCGAGCATTGCGTTTACATATCCGGCGCACCACGGCGTCTCATCGTCGGAGAAGTAGAGCTTCGCGAGCTGCCAATAGGACAAGATGCGCTTGCTATGCTGCCTGCCGGCAATCTCAGAGACGCCGATCTCCTGCCTTGCTCGACGTAGCCAGATTGGTTCTCCAGCTACCTTCGGAGGCGCGACCGATGCTTGTGGCTCTTTGCGTAGCTCGGCCAGCGTGATCGGCCCAACGTAATCGCGAGGCGATAGGGCTTTCGAGACTTTAAACGCGATGATCGCCGCTCGGGTTTTCGGCCCGATCATTCCATCCATTGCGCCTGGATCAAAGCCGTGGGCCTTGAGGCGCGTTTGGATTTCGACGATCTCGCTTTTAGTCATTTTGCCCTTTTACGTTTTTCGAGCGCCGACATCACGACGCCTACAAGCGCGACCGCTGCACCGATACCGGTCTGGAGGTCGGCTTGCGAGACAATACCGGCTCCGGTTGCGTAGCCACCTGCGATGGTCAGGCCGTGGCGAAGGAGAAGACCCAGAAGAAGTTTCGTGTCCATGCCGGAGGACTCGACAAAACGAACGAAAAACGCAAGTTGAAAATCTTCTTTGTTTTGTAGAGGAGTTTGACCATGGCCGCAAAAGCAGACCTTAAGACCACGATCTCGGCAGATATGACGGGATTCGCTGCGACAATGCGACGAGCTGGAGGGCTGGCTGCAACTACTGGCACTAAGATTGGCAAATCGTTGGGCGGCGCTACCAAGGCCATGGGGGGCCTTGCTCTGTCTGCTGGCAAGGCGGCAACCGCAATCGCATTAGCCGGGGCCGCTGCTGCGGGAGCGGGTTTTGCAGCAGGGCTAAAGGGGGCAGCCGATTTAGGCGGCAAGATGGCGGACCTTTCGGCGCGAACTGGCATCGCGGCAGGTCAGCTTGCCATAATGGGCAGAGCGTTTGAAGACAACGGCGTCTCAGCGGACAAGATTGGCGGAGTAATCAACAAGCTTCAAAAGACAATTACCGATTTTGGGAATGGATCCGCCAGCGCATCAAAACCTTTTGACGCCCTCGGCATCAAGTTTGAAGACATTTCAAAACTCGATCCTGCTGCGCAATTCCAATTGATCCAAAGCAAGATCGCTGCAATTCAAGATCCTGCTCAGAGGGCTGCGCTTGCAATGCAGATTTTCGGAAAGTCCGGCGGTGAGCTTCTGACGCTTTTCGCAGATGGTCAGGCGTTTGCCAATGCCGGAGCATTTCTTGGGACTCAGGCGGAAATCCTTGATCGCTCCGCAGGATTGTTCGATTCGATCTCCGACAAGATGGCAAGAATTCCCGAAAAGCTTCAAGGGTTCTTTGTTGGATTCCTTGAGCCAATCGCTGGAGACGTTGATGAGGTGTTGACAAAATTCGACAATTTCGACTTTGCTGCTCTAGGTTTGCGAATCGGCAGCGCGTTCAACATGGAAAACGTCATTGCGATGATTTCAGCGTCTGTCCCGCTTTTGGTGGCCGTCCTTGCAGACGCTTTCGCAAAAGCTTTAGACGTTGCGGGAGCATTGCTTCGCGCTTTGTTTTCGGCGGAGGGTCTTTCATTCATGAAAAACATCTTGATCGATGTTTTGGTGGCAGGGGTTGATGCCATTGGCGGTGCGTTTTACGAGTTGGCTAAAAACTTTGGTAAAGCTCTCAAGGGCGAGGTGGACATGGTAGATACCACGCGAATTATTGGCCAGGCAAAGCCGGAAGAAAAGGCTGCGCCGGATTTTGCGTCAAAATTGCAAGAAGAGCTTGGCCAAATTGATTGGGCGCCTTCAAGCGCGGTGACGGCCGCCGCTGGTAAATTTGCGGAAGCATTTGGGAAAAGCTTCCCGCAGGTTCCAAAACAACAAACGCCCCAAGGAGACGTTTACGACAAAGAGGCAGAGGAGCAAAGAAAGCGGGTTGCTGCTGACGAGGCAGAGCAGAAGCGCCGAGACTCCTACAACGTGCCGCAGATCGACGGAACGACCTACGGACCTCCCAAGCCAACGGTAGCTTCAGAGGAGATGGGGCCTCCAAAGGAGGCAAGAAGCAGCAGAAACGGAAGACTTTTTGGCGAAGCCGTTCGCCCATCAAATCGCGTATTCGGAGAAGCTGGAGCGCCGCTAGGAACTGACAACGTTTTTGCAAAAGATCGCGCTCGACTTGGCATCGCCTCGGGAATGACAACCGGGGGACTTGGGGAAAAGCGACGTCTCAATACATCGGCAAACGACAAAGAAGCGAAGAAGAATCTGTCGCTGCAAGAGCAACAAGCCGCATCTCTTCAATCCATTGAAAGCAACATTAAATCCGCCGTAACCGTTAACTGACATGCCAACCGCCGCATCTAGAGGAACAACGTCATTCCGCGATTTTTCAGTCGATTCCGCTAAGGGGTTCGACGGCCCTGACACATTGACCGTGACTCGTCGCGGAGCTGTAGGAACTTCAAATGCACAGCTTAATTCGGAGTTGGCGCAATGGAAGCGTGGCGCGGCGCATTCAACATACAAAAACATGTTTCTTCAAACCATATCGTGGCAAGAGCGCGGTCCGGTTTGCGATGTCATCCTTAATTATCTCGGCTTTCTTGATTCAACCGATAATGACAAGGGTGTTATCGACATCACTGACGACATTGCTGAAGAGAGCGTTACAATCACCACATCAACCGGGGAGAACGTAAATTTCCGGTATTTTGCTCAGACTGCGACTACGCGATGGATTAGCAGATCAACAACGTTTCCAACTCGGCCACGTTTTCCCGGCGTCGTTCCCACCACCTTGCCCGTGGGCCTTTTGCGCCAGCCTAATCCACCTGATTACACCGGATCTATATCTGGAAACTACAAGCTTGAGGGCGTGCTTGCGGGATTTCAACGCGTGAGGCTAGCTAAAACAGTTTGGGCTGTCACGGAAACTTGGAAAAACCTCGTCGAGCCGGTCACGCAAGAAGCGCCATGAGTTACTCGTTTCCAACATTTAAAAGCGGCAACACGAACTTTGCCAACGCGCTAAACTCCGTCGTTGCTGCTGCAAAAAAGCACGGCGTCAATCCTGGCGGCAGGCCGGGATGGGTTGAGACGGAAAACGGATGGATGCCGCCGTATGTTTTAAGCGGCAGCACAAGCACCTTTCGATGGGATTTGAAACGTGCGCCAGACTCAGATGATGAATGGATCTTGTTAAATCCTAGCGTGACCTTTTCGCGAGATGACATCGAGCAAGAGGTGACGATTACCAACGATCCTTTTACTCTCGCAGATGGGTATTGGGTTGTCGCCAAAATGGAAGGCCCGATTGAGACGTTCCTTGAAACGCCAACAATCACCATTGAAAGCGTTGACACCTGGGACGGGTTTCCTTCTGCCTACAAGTTTGGCGCTGACCCGTTCGACTGGGAGATAACTCGGATTCCACTTCATTACGTTGAGGCATTAGCGGAAGATGCCGACAAGAAAGACGCGATCCCTGTTGGCGATGGAATTTATGCCACCAAGCTAATCGGACCATACCCAACGCTCGCTTTCACGCTGGCAACTGTGCCGAATCAAAGCAAAACGCGAGTCGTTCCGACGTTCCTATGATCGCGCCTTTCCAAAATCGCTACCGCATGGCGTGGCCGTTTGCCGTGCCTGATGCGTTTTTAGAGATTGATACAACGGCAGAAGCTCCAATCTGGAACGTTGCTGGCGATTGGAGAGTGCCGCCTGGTAAAGTTTGCGATCTCCTGACGGCGAAGGAGTTCAATTTTTCGTTTGAGTTCAGCTCTGCCGCTTTCAACGCGGAATTTGGCGAAGATTTTCCAGAGGATGTAACCCATTCAGTTGTCTGCCAAAGCGGAACTTGGAAATACGATGCTGCAACAGGATTGGAAACTTACAATCTTAATTCAAAATGGGACACACAAGTAAAGCTATTCCAACGAGACTTTGACGAAATCGAGCCGGGCGAGTTCATCAATTTCAGCCCCGGCTACACACCGCAGGGATTTGCAGGATTAGCCTACTTTCGGACCTTTGACGTTCCTGGAGAATTTGGAACGAACTGGACGTTTTACCTTACAATGACGGCAGCAATTCCTTTTCCAACAAAAAATGAATCTGGAGATTACGTTTGGGGCTGCAACGGCATGGTAAACGGAAGCGCCATTCGGGCAGAAGAAGGACTCGATATCAGGCAATACGGATTCTCATCGGCTGGATCCTCTTACCTAGGAATTAATGATCGCGGAGGTCCGGCGCAAGGGCTTGGCGGGTCTTTTACAGATCTTTCAATCTCAATCGCGACTCACTTTCCAACCTGACCGAGGAACTCGAAAAGGTCGTCTGTCTCCTCGCTGGCGGAAATATTCTCTTTGCGAATCTTTTCGACATCGGGAATCTGAATCTGCGCGTTCAGCCTTGCGAACTTGTCCCAGCTCTCGCGTTCCATATTGTAGCTCCATGACTGCTCGACTGCGCGACTCAGCCTGGTGAAGGCTACGGCGGCTCTCCATGACGTGACGCAACATGCCGCCAGCAGAATGATAGCGGCGGTCACAATCGGATTAACCTTGAGCGCCTTGGCGAGCGATAGAGCGGCGTCTTTCATGGTTACGAGATGACCCTCCATTCATTGGTGTTGCTGCGCCAAAGATGGATGGGGTTGTCGGTATGAGACAATGAAATAGATCCGGTTGTGCTTCCGTGAGAAATCAGCGTGACGCCGGATCCTTCGGCAAGAGTAACGGAGCCGGATGATTTACGGTTTACGATCCAAAAATGGCTATCTTGGACCCACGTCGTATCCGCCTGCGCGGAAATTGTCACCGTCGATACTCCGCTGCCGCATTCGATGTATTTCTTGTCGTGGGAGCCGACGACGAGGCTTGTATCGGTTGAAAGTGTTACGACGCCACTAGGAAGCGCCTCAAGTCCAACCGTTGAGCTGAGATTGCCGCCCGAGAGCGTCAAACCAGTGCCGACAGTGATTTGCTCCACTGCGCCTGTCGAGGCCGTGGTGCGCCCCAAAAGCCGTGCCGTTGACATCGTCAAGCCGGAGCTGCCAATACCGCCTCCGGTAGCGTAATCGGTTCCGGCGGTAGCGGCAGACAAGACGCCGCTTGTAAGTTTTGCAATGCCGGTCGTGGTCGCTCGCTTTAGCTGCTTGCCATCCGTGCCGTTGAAAAGGCAGACTTCGTTTGCAACAGAAGAAGCAAGACCATTTACAGGTTCAGCGATGACTGCCACATCGAGCGGAAAGTTGCGCCACACCTTTGCGTTGGTCGATGCGTTATAGTCATCTGGTCGAATGGTCGTTGGTGCGCTTTCTGCATCGGTGCTTGCAATCAGTTGGTAAAGGCGGATCAGGTTCGATGTGTCCGCATCTTTAAACATGACCGCCTTTCCGACAGTTACCGCCACCGTCGCGATTGCATCCAGATCGGCGGCAGTTCCTCCAGTTTGACTTGTAACCGTAGGAAGCCATTCGATGCCGCTTGCCTTGAGAAGGTATTGCGTCGGATCGCCTGCGTTTGTTGGCGTGGCTTCATCGCCTACGAGAATGTCATGGTAGATCGTAAACTCGACAGGCTCGACAGAGCTGCG